GGGCCGGCGCGGGCTGGGCGCGGCGCCTCCGCTTGTGTGCGGGTGTTGCGGGGTTGCGGGGTTGGGTGTGAAACTGGCGGGGCCTTAGGCCTGGATGCCCAGGTAGTCGCAATGTCGCGCGACTCTGAATGAATTGACGAGCAATGTCCTGCACTAGTTAGGGGGCATTACACCGGTTAGGGAGCATTACACCAGCTCCGAACGGGTGTAATACCCTCATAAGTGGTGTTACACCACTTAGGAACAAGGTTGAGCGCGGTCAGCTGATTGTTAGAAGTTGATAATGTGTCGATTTCATTCTCCAGTTTTCCAAGAGTTGATGAGCGGTGGAAAATCGGTAGGTGTGGATGGTACAAAAATGATTTCGTTTGTATCCGTGTCGATGGGGAGGTGTGAGAACTCCTGACGTTTGCGTGAATTATCTGGGTCGGCAATAAAATTTCTCCCAATTTCGACTGTGTTCACTAGTGTTGAAAGCGATTTTGCAAGTATTACAATTGGCTTGCTGAATATGCCTCCTAAGAAGATTGTGTTATCGCGAATATCTACTTTTGTCCAGGGTTCCGGTTCGTGCGTATCGGATGAAATGATGAAGATTTGGTCGGCGATATAGTTGTTCCATAGTGATATGTATGGTGTGTGTGCTGTATTCTCGATGAAAAGGCGTCCTGTGTGGCAATTGTGAAGTGAAATGTGGGCTTGCTGGACTGCTCTTGTGTGATCTGTGGAAGCTTCTACTAGTGACACTTGCAAGTTTATGCACATTCTATTACATGTGCACTTATTTCTAATGAGGCATAGGCATTGGCTTTCCGTATTCTGTTTCCTGCATTGGCACCTTGATGAGCAGTTGCATCTTTTATTGAAAAAGCTGCATTGTTTCAGGTAGATCTTTGGTATATGTCCATTGGTGGTGGGGTGATCATTTGTGCGGATCGTGAAAAATGGTTTTTCCGTAATGAAAGTAACGTTATTGAATGTGGCGGTTGTGACTCGAGTTGGTATGGTTTCTGTTCCTAGTGTGACGGGGGGTTGCTCTGAGAGATAGTGTGATTCTGAACCTACCGTTAGTGTTGATAGGAATGTTGCTCGTTCCCAAAAGAGTGAGTGCAGTTCTGTGTTTTCTATGCAAACACTCTCGTAAAATGTTGCCGAGTTTAGATCGAGGGCCGCTTCCGTTGTTATATTGCTAAGGGTGATGGGCGTCAATATGTTTGTGTCTTCAATTTTAATTGGTGTTGTGCTCCAGTCTGCAGAGTCTTTATAATCCGAATGCTTATTGATTCTTGTGAAAATGATGTGAAGGATAGACTTTTGAATATTTGCGCGTTCAAGATTATCGCCGTCGTTGGCGTGATCTAGCCCTTCGTGGCGTAATTGGTGACATAGTGTGTCGACGATGTGACGCTGTAGCTGCTGCTTCATGGTGTTGTTTAAGAGATTGCTCTTTTCTGCTGTGTCAGCAAGCTCTGCTAGTAGTTCAATTGCGCTAAGACGCAGTGCTGGATTCTTTGAGGTTAGTAGTTGAAAAATGTGCTCGCGGCGCTTCCAGTATTCGTCTCGCTCTATCTGTTCGAGGCGGATTCGCTCGCGTTCCTGACGGTCTGCCTCGAGTTTGCGCTGTGCCCGTGCTTGTTCTTTCTCCATGGTTGCGTCGTCATGGCTTCTCTGCTGCCAGGCCGAGAATGCGAAGCCTGTCCCCACGATTGTCACGCAGAGTGTCATAGCGGCAGGTGAGGGCCAGTGAAAGTGTCCACCCCACCAGAATGCAATGGGGGTGCAGATGATGAGCAACAGTATGGCCAGTACAAACGGAGTCCACCACTTCATCAGGCAGGCGGGTATGTGGGTTAGTCGCGCAGGTGTTTCGTCTGCCTGTGTGCGGCGCTTCGAGAACTTCATTTTCTCGAAGAAGGTCCCTCGTGTCGAGGTGTTGTCCTCGGGCTCGTTGGTGCTCGTGTGCTCATCGTCGGCGGGGATCATGGTGGCTCCTTTGCTCTGGGTTCACTGCCTCGCATCGTAGCAGCCTGTCCAGGGGGAACGGGTCCGCGCAGCTGGTCAATTCAGCTTTGGTGTCAAGTGAATGTGCTTGCTGGTTCCTGGTATCGCAGTTCTGCAGCGTGGAGTGCGACAGGAGAGGCCGATGGGTGTCGCCCAGCGGGCCGACGTGCCAGCGGTTGTGCCGGTCGGCTCAGTCCTGCTCCGGCTCGGGTACGCGGCCGTAGATATATGGAGGAGGGCTGTGCGTGAAACGTGCGTGAAACTAGGCTGCCGGCGCTCGCGGCGACTATACGCCGAAGCCTGCGCCGTTGCCTCGTATCGAGGCGGTGCATGCCAGGATCCGCAGCGCCCTGAACCCGCTGGCACGCGACGGAGACGCTGAGGCCTCGCTGGAGGCTCTGTCTGAATCGACAGAAAGCTGGGTGAAAAACTCAGCGAGGCAGACGGTCTCAGACGCCGCGGCGAAGGATCCCGCGAAGGTGCGCTTCGCCCGCGTCCCGACCGGAGCGGTCACCTGCTCGTTCTGCATGATGCTCGCCTCGCGCGGATGGATCTATGCCTCGGAAAAGTCCGCTGGAGCGTTCGACAGATACCACGCGCACTGCGACTGCCAGGTCGTCCCCTCATGGGCAAGCAAGCCCGCAGGAATCGCCGGCTATGACCCGGAAGCCCTCAAGGAGCGCTACGAGAACGGTGAGTTCGAGGAGGACACGCGCAAGCGATCCGGCGGGCGCAAAAAGCCGACAGAAGAAGCAGCTGACGACAACTGAGTTTCCCCTACGCGAGGGGCAAATCGCGGAACCATGAGCGCCGACGGGCGCCGCACAAGTACGGACAAACAGGAGACACAATGAAAATCAAAGGCACCAACACCGCCGCCGACGCATCCGACGCTACGGCAACGGACAACGTCGATACCCAGGCGGCGAGCGATGACCGACACGCTTTCACGCCGATCACGTCGCAGGAGGATCTGGACAAGGTCATCGGCGCGCGACTGGCTCGCGAGCGCGAAAAGTTCGCCGACTATGACGACCTCAAGGCCGCAGCGAGCAAGCTCGCCGAAGCCGAGGCGCGCCTCTCGCAGATCGACGCGCAGGCCGCACTCGACAAGATCCGCAATGACGTCGCGCAGGAAGTCGGAGTCCCCGCCGACCTACTGCGCGGCTCGACCAAGGACGAACTGACCGCACACGCATCCGCGCTCGCGGAGGCGTTGAAGGCGCGGCCTTCGGTGCCTGTGATCCCAACGCAGGGGGCGACCCCGAGTGCCTCCGACGCTGATTCGGCTCGACGCGCTTTCGCGCAGGAGCTGTTCGGCTCGAAATAATCTCTCATTTCTCGGAAGGAGCCAACTGTGGCTATTTTCAACACCACCAACACGTCCGTGCTGCTGCCCCGCGAGATCGCGGACGGCATGGTCAAGAAGTCCCAGTCACTGTCGACCGTCGCGCTGCTGTCTCAGCAGAAGCCGATGCGCTTCGGCAAGCAGGACATCATCGTGTTCGACAACCTGCCGAAGGCGGAATTCGTCGAAGAGGGCGCCGACAAGGCCTCGACCACGGGCTCGTTCTCGTCCGTGTCTGTTGCCCCTCACAAGGCGCAGGTCACCATGCGCTTCAATCAGGAGGTCATGTGGGCCGATGAGGACTACCAGCTCGGAGTCCTCGACGAGCTCGCGCAGGCCGGCGCTGAGGCGCTGTCTCGCGCCCTCGACCTGGGCCTCTACCACGCGATCAACCCGCTGACGGGAACGAAGGTCGCGTCGTGGACGAACTACGCTGCGGCGTCGACGAAGGTCGTCGAGATGAAGGGCAAGACCGCTGAGGCGGACGCAGCCTTCCGCGCCGCTGTCGGCCAGGTCGTGAACGGCCTGAACCCGGCGATGGTCACGGGCGCCGCCTTCGACCCGAAGTTCTCCTGGGCACTGTCCGAGCTGCGCCGCAAGGACGGCGCGGGCGACACCTCCGACCAGCGTTACCCGCAGCTGGGCTTCGGCACGAACGTCTCGGAGTTCCTCGGCGTTCCCGTCGCTCAGGGCAACACCGTTTCCGCGACCCCTGAGGCGACCGACACTAAGGTCCGCGCGATCGTCGGTGACTTCACGAACGGTGTCCGCTGGGGTATCCAACGCCAGCTGCCCGTCGAGCTGATCCAGTTCGGCGACCCGGACGGCCAGGGCGACCTCAAGCGCAAGAACCAGGTGGCTCTGCGTCTCGAGACCGTCTACGCCTGGTACGTGTTCACCGACCGCTTCGCGCTCGTCAAGGAAGCTGCCTGACGTGGAACCGTGGGCTACACCAGGAGACCTGGAGGCCCGCTGGCGACCGCTGACCGACGCTGAAAAAGCGCGCGTGAGCATGCTCATCGACGACGCGCAAAGCCTCGTGATGGACGAGTGCCCGAACTGGCAAGCAACCAGCTCGGGCACTCGCATCCGGGTCATCTGCGCAATCGTCAAGCGCGCGATGACAGCGCCGTTCGCTGATGAAGGCCTCACGGGGATCTCAGCAGCAACGGAGACGACCGGACCATTCTCGCAACAGCTCACGTTCGCGAACCCGTCCGGCGACCTCTACCTGACCAAGGCTGAGCGCCGGGCTTTCGGCGCGGGCCGTGGCCGCGCACTCGAGATCGACCTCCTCGCATCACGGGAGGACTCCTGATGATGCAGAAGTGGCGGACCCCAGTGCAGGTAGAAGGCCGCACGCGACGCGACGCGGACGGCTACCTCGTGCAGGACAGCGCGGCGCGGCTCATCCCCGGGTGCCTCATCGCACCCGGCGCGTTCACGGTCCCGGGGCTGCTGGAATCGCCGACGTCGGAACAGCCAGACGACCAGGCAACGCTGTACGCCCCGCCGGACTCGCGGTTCGAGGTCGGCGACACGGTCGTCATCCCGCGAGCTCATCCGCTCGGCGGGAAATGGCAGGTCGAATCGAAGCCGGCACCCTGGCCGCGCGGTGTATCCGTGACGATCAAGCGGAGGTGACGACTTGGGCGGCTTCAAGCGCGATACACAAGCGATCGACACCTTCCTGCGCAGCGGAGCTCTCGCACCAGCACTCCTCAAGGAAACTGAGCAGCTCAGAGCCGCCGCAGCCGCAGCCGCACCTCGCGGCTCATCGGACAAAGGCGGGCACCTCGCAGACTCATACAAAGCCGAAACGACGAAAGCACCGTTCTACCAGGGCGGGCCTGTGCGTGACATCGGCAGAGTCTACAACGACGCACGCCACGCGCTCGCCGTGGAATTCGGGCACCGCAGCAAAGCCGGAAACCCCGTCCCGGGCGCGCACACGCTCGGCAAGCTAATCGGATCGAAGGGGAAGAGGAAGCGCCGCAAATGACATACACCGACGCAGTCCAGGTCATCCGCGACGCGATCACCGCGGCGACCGGCATCCCGACAGCGCGAGTCCTGCAGCCCGGCTTCACCGACGGGCCGCTCCCGCTCGCACACGTCTCGCTCGTCCAAACCCAGACCGGGGACTACGACCGAGACGACACGATCTCTGTCTCCATCTACGCAAAGACCCCGGCCTCACCCGCCGAAGTCGGAGCCGCCGCGCTCGCGGACCAGATCGAGGGGGCGCTCGACGTCCGTCCGGTCGTCGGCGCGTCCGGCTGGGTAGATGAAGCAGAGGTCGAATCAATCCTGGGCGTGCAGCCTTATTACGAGGCTGTCGAGGTCGTTCATATGACGGCGGCGGTCACGCACAGGCCAATCTCAGAATGACATCAACTGACATGAAGGGAAGGCTCGCATGACAACCATCGAAGCCCTCAAGAAGAAGCACAACCGCACGTCCAACGTGCGTAAGGGCCTGAACGCACTCGCGTTCCTGGCCCCGATGACGACGGCAGTCCCGGCGGCGATCACCGACGCGGGCGGCGCCCTCAAGGAGATCCCCGCCGATTTCATGCCCCTGGGTCTCATTACGACCGACGGCATCACCTTCTCCGCCGATGCGAAGAACGAAGAGGTCGAAGCCCTCGGATATGCGGAGGCAGTCAGGTCTGACCTGACCGGCGCGCCCAAGTCGGTGAAGCTCACGGTCCTGGAGCCGGTCCGCAAGACGATCCAGCAGCTCGTCTACGGCATCGACCTGTCGCAGACCAAGGCCTCCAAGACCACTGGCGAGATCACCTTCGACGAGGCCGCGATCCCGGCTCTCGCTGAGTACCGCCTCCTGCTGGTCATGGCTGACGGCCCCGCCGCCGACGAGTGGCTGATCGGTCGCTGCTACCCGCGCGTCAAGCTCTCCTCTCTGCCCGACGAGAAGTGGGCAGCGTCGGACGCGATGCAGTTCGACCTCGAGTTCGCTGCCTTCATGGATGAGACGGCGGGCACGTCTTGCCCGCACTCACACGGGCGGG